TGATCGTGTTTCCCACAAAATTACTTCTCTCGTTAAAGAGGGTAATAACTTTATGGGTAAAGCACAAATTCTAGACACTCCTATGGGTAAAATCGCCAAGTCACTTTTAGATGAGGGTGTTTGCCTTGGAGTTTCTTCTCGTGGTGTTGGTTCACTAAAAATGACCAATGAAGGTCATAAAATTGTCGGTGAAGATTTCATGTTAGCAACTGCTGCTGATATCGTCGCTGATCCTTCTGCACCTGATGCTTTTGTTCAGGGAATCATGGAAGGAAAAGAGTGGGTTTGGGAAGGAGGAATTCTTCGTGAAAAACTCGCAGAACAAACACAAAAGAGAATTAACACTCTTGTTGACCAAAGAAGACTTGAGGAGCATAAGTTGGATCTTTTCAACGAATTCCTCTCAAATCTTTAATTTATAAATAAATATAGATTAATACAAAAATATCTAATCAAATGTCCGTTGGTAGCAATTTACAAGAAATGGAAAACGTAGTAACCAAAGGGGCTGCTCCTGCCGAGCCAATGCAATCAGCAGGTATTCCTGTTGAGGATCTCGGAGGTCCTACTCCCGACAATTATCGTCCAGACGACGATTCAGCAAAACTAAAGGATCCTGCATCAACTCTTGCTCAAGTCAAGAATGTTGTCAACGCCAAAGCTATGAAAGCTGAGGAAGTTGAAGCAGACGAAGACCAAGAAGTAGTTGCTGAAGAAGAAGTAACCGAAGAGGAAGTTGTTTCTGAAGAAGAAACCACTGAAGAAGAGGTTGTTTCGGAAGAAGAGGAAGTCGTTGCTGAGTATGATATCGAAGAAGATATCAATGCTCTAATCGCAGGTGAAGAGCTCTCCGAAGAATTTGAAGAAAAGGCACGTACCATCTTCGAAACCGCAATCAATTCTAAGGTTGCTACCATTAAGGAAGAAATGCAGTCTGCTTATGAAGCAGCACTTGTAGAAGAAGTAGAGTCAATTAAAGAAGGTCTAACCGAAAGAGTTGACACCTACCTAGAATATGTTGCTGAAGAGTGGGTTAAAGAAAATCAACTCGCTATTCAAGCTGGACTTAAGTCTGAAATGACAGAATCATTCCTCTCTGGAATGAAGAGTCTTTTTGAAGAACACTATGTAACCATCCCTGAAGATAAATATGATGTTCTAGAGAGTATGGTAGATAAACTTGATGAAATGGAAGCAAAACTCAACGAGCAAATCGAAAAGAATGTTGCTCTCAATAGAAGACTAGCCGAGTCGGTTGCTGATGTAATCTTTGCAGAAGTCGCTGAGGGTCTCGCACTTTCTCAGAAGGACAAGCTCGCTTCTCTTGCCGAAAATGTTGAGTTTGATAGTGAAGACACCTATCGTGAGAAACTAGTAACACTAAGGGAATCATATTTCCCTGCTAACGCTGGTACTCAAAAAGACAACTCTGAGCACATCTCTGAAGAAGTTGAGGTAGCACCTCAACAGGTTTCATCTTTGATGGAATCATATCTTCAGACTCTTAGCAGAGTTGCCAAAAAGTGATTTTTAAATCATAACAGTCAAACTAACTTTTTAAAGAGGTAAATTCAAATGCAAATGTTCAATGCTGAACAACTGCAGGAGAAGTGGTCACCAGTCCTCGACCATGATGGTCTCGATCCAATTAGAGATTCACATCGTAGAGCTGTAACCGCTATTCTGCTAGAAAACCAGGAAAATGCAATTCGTGAGGAGCGTGAGTTCCTTTACGAAACTCCTAACGTTAATACTCAATCAACTTCAAGCGTAGCAGGTTTCTCTGCTGCTGCTTCTTCACCAGTCGCAGGTTTCGACCCCGTTCTGATCTCCTTGATCAGACGCTCCATGCCTAACTTGGTCGCTTATGACCTCGCTGGTGTTCAACCAATGAACGGTCCTACTGGACTGATCTTCGCAATGCGTTCCAAGTATGGAACTCAAGGTTCTGCTGCAGAAGCACTCTTCGACGAAGCAGATACCTCCTACTCTGGTCAGAACAGCGGATTCGATGTCGAAGGCACCCGCTATGTTTCTGGTGGCGGTGGTGAGGCAGTTGGTTTCGGTACTACTGGACCTACTTCTGCTAACAACCCTGGTCTACTCAACCCACAAGGTTCACAGACTGCTACTACCTATCCTGTTGGACAGGGTATGGGTACTGCTGAGTCTGAAGATCTTGGCGATGGTAATGGCGACCAGTTCAACCAGATGGCGTTCTCGATCGAGAAGGTCACCGTTACTGCTAAGAGCCGTGCTCTGAAGGCAGAATACTCGCTAGAACTCGCTCAAGACCTTAAGGCAATCCACGGTCTGAATGCTGAGGCTGAACTCGCAAATATTCTCTCTACTGAGATTCTTGCTGAGATCAACCGCGAAGTCATCAGAACCATCTATAAGGCTGCTGAGTCTGGCGCACAAGCAAACGTCGCTTCTCAAGGTACTTTCGACCTCGACGTTGACTCCAACGGACGCTGGAGTGTTGAGAAGTTCAAGGGTCTAATCTTCCAAATCGAGCGCGATGCTAACGCAATCGCACAAAGAACTCGTAGAGGAAAGGGCAACATGATCCTCTGCTCTGCAGACGTTGCTTCCGCCCTAACCATGGCTGGTGTACTCGATTACACCCCTGCTCTCAACGCTAACCTTAACGTTGATGACACTGGCAACACCTTTGCTGGTATCCTCCAAGGTAAGTACCGCGTCTACATCGACCCATATTCGGCAAACGTTGCTGCTTCGCAGTACTACGTTGTTGGTTATAAGGGTTCTTCACCTTATGACGCAGGTCTCTTCTATTGCCCATACGTTCCCCTCCAAATGGTTCGTGCCGTTGGCGAGAACACCTTCCAGCCTAAGATCGGCTTCAAGACCCGTTATGGTCTCGTCGCTAACCCATTCGCTGAAGGAACCACTGCGGGTCTCGGTCGCATCACTGCTAACAGCAACCGCTACTACAGACGTGTACGTGTCAACAACCTCATGTGATCCATCCGATCCATTAGGTTCTCAGAGGGTCTTCGGACCCTCTTTTTTTATCTAAATAAAGTATAGAAAAAGATTCAAAGATGAAACCAACACCAAAGCAGGCACAAGAAATCAATAAGAACTACGAAGCAGTAGTTGAGCATCTTATTGCAGAAGGATATGCCGAAGACAAAGAAGGTGCTGACAGCATCATCAAAGGTATGAGCGAGACTTGGTTTAACCTGATCATTGACTGATAATGGCATCCCCATTTGACAATCAAATACAGAATAGAAATTTTTTATCCCCAGTTGGATTTAAGTTTACTTTAGGTAAGTACCCAAAAGTTGACTTCTTTTCAATGTCTGCTAATATACCAGAAATAAGTCTTGGAACGGCAATCCAATCTTCATATCTTAAGAATCTGGATGTACCAGGTGAAAAATTAACCTATGGTGATTTTAGATTATCATTCATGGTTGATGAAAATATGGAGAATTTTTCTACTGTTCACAATTGGTTAACTGGAATTGGGTTTCCAGAAACAACTCAACAGTATAGAACTCAAATTACAAATGTTGATGGTATCCGCGATGGAAATGAAGTTTTTAGTGATGGAACCCTTCACATTTTAAACAGTAACTATAGAGATGTTGCTCAGATTAGATTTAGAGATCTGTATCCAACGTCATTAAGTTCACTGCAGTTCCAAGCAAATGACTCTGACTACAACTACTTTACAGCAGAGGTCACTTTCAAGTATACTATCTACAACCTGGTTGATAAAAGCGGAAATCCCTTATGAATCTTGATGAAATTCAGGAGATGTGGCAGAGAGATTCTGTTATTGATCCTGATAACTTACATGATGAATCTTTAAAAATTCCTCAATTACACGCAAAGTATTATACACTCTATAATACGATTACTTTGTTGCGTGAAAAAGCAAGAGAGAGTTATAATAAAGTCAAACTAGAGAGATATCAATACTATTCTGGAAAAGCCCCAGCAGAAGAGTATGTGGAGAATCCCTTTCCATTCAAGATTCGTGAAAAGGATGTTCTACAAAAATATATGGAAGCTGATGAAAGACTTTCTAAGATTGATTTAAAGGTCAGGTATTACGATACCATGCTTAAATTTTTGGAAGAGATTATAAAAACAATTTCAAACAGAACTTATCAAATCAAAAATGCAATCGAGTGGCATAGGTTCCAGGCAGG